CCACGTCAACGCACAGAATGCCGCGCCAGCCGTCCTGGGTGTACCAGTCGGCACCTCCCACAACGTCATGCCGGCGTCCGCCATAGATCAGCTGGTCCGGCGCCGCGCCTCGCTGCACGTTCTCCACCGGGTGGGACGTGTACAGGTTGAAGTAGCGCTTGGCGGTATCCAGACCCAGGTCGCGGATCGTCGACTCGCCCACCGGCTGCCAGGAACCCTGGATCGGCTGGGGCGGCTCGTACTCGTTGACCCATTGCCCGCGCGCATTCTCCGTGCGTCCCTTGAACTTCAGCCAGACTGGCGCCTGTTGCGCGATCACGCCGGCCGCGATGCCAAGCACGTTGATTCCTGGAATCACGATTTATCCTCCACGACATGGGTGACGGACTGGATCATCTGCCCGGTGTCCACCAGGGGCTTCTTCGATACCCCCGGCGTCTTCTTCCGGGCCTGCCGGGCTTCCAGCGTGGTCTGCTTCAAGGGCGGCGTCGTCAGCAGCGAAATCGTCCGCGCGATATCGCCGGCCGACCGCGCACCCAACGCCTCGAAGGCCTGGCCGATTTCGACCTTGCCATCGATGGCACCGCGCACCGCCCCGGCGATCTGCCGGCCCCACTCGGCCTTCTTCTGCTCCGCGGTGGGACGCATGAACGGCCGGGCCGGAATGTTTCCCTGGGGATAGCCGTATTCCTGGATGGCGGCCACATACGCGACAGGCGTCCCATCTAGGTATTTGGCCTCCGGAAAGAAGCCGACCCGGATTTGCTTGCCGCCAACGTCCTTTAACGTCGCCTGCAGCTTTTCCGTGCCGCCCTTGCGCACCACCTTCATCGGAACCTTCCCCCGCGGATGGACAGGCCACCCACGTTGCGAAACGCCGCGCGCTCGGGCAGGCCTCCCACGTACACCCCGCCAGCCGCGCAGCTCTTGGACAACGCCAGGAACTGCTGGCCGTAGGGCGTCAGGTTCAGCCAGTGCGACCAGGAATCGGTCGCGGGCGGCGCCTGGAACGACACGCTCACCTTGTCGATCGTGGCCGAAGCCAGTGCGCCAGGCGCGCCGCCATTGCCCGACTCGGCATTCAGCCGCAGTTGCAGCAGGTGGGCCGTGATCAGCATCCACAGCTGCTCGTTGCACTGACAGCCGCGCCCGCTGGTGTAGCACTGTGCCCATTCCGCCACGACCAGCACCACGTCATCCGGGACGGCGCTGAACATGGGGAACAAGATCCGGAACTTCGCCAGCGGGAAGTCCATGTCAGGCCTCGGCGTCTTTGACCTTGGCGCCGCCGGCGTTGCGCTTCTTGGCCGTCTCCGGGGTGTCCTGGGCGGCCTTGTCCGCGGGTGCCAGGTTGCGCGCGGCGAAAGTTTCCGCGTCTTGCTTGTCGTGGGCGGCCGACACGAAACCGTTCTTCGAATGCGCCTTGAAGACGATGTTCTCCTGCAGCAGGTTGAACTCGTCTTCGGAGACGGCAGTGACCATGCCCTTGGGCGTCACCAGCTGCTTGTTGGCCACGTTGGCCTTACCAGCCACCAGCACCGAGCGGCCATCCTTCAGCTGGTAGCGCTGGTCATTGCTGAGCGTGCTGTAGATATAGATGCGAGACATTTCGACTCCAGAAATGGAAAAGGCCGGGTTTCCCCGGCCCTCTGTGCGATGCGCCTTATCAGGACGCGCTGATGGTCTTGCGGCTGAACGCCCAGGGCCGCAGGATGAAGATGCCCGCCGTGGCGTTGATAGCGTCTTCGATGTAGCCCTTGATGCGGTTCTCGCTGCCCAGGACCTGGTAGCGCACCGGCACGGCCTGGATCAGGCTGGCGCCGGTGATGTCCGACTCGTCCTGGTCCGCCGCGTTTTCCACGAACAGGTAGGCAACGTCCAGGCCGCCGTTCGCATCCTTGAACTCGGCGGTCGTCACCACGCGCACGTTCGGGAAGTTCTCGTTCAGCCATTGGCGGAACGTCATGCCCGAGGCGGCGGGGCTGTACACGCTGAAGATCGAGCGGTAGCCGGTGGGCAGCACCAGCACCAGCTTGGCCGTGTCCTTGAGCTCGCCGCCCATCTGGGTTTCGAGCTGGTTGTACATGCCCGTGAACTCGGCGACCAGTTGGTCGAAGTTCGCGGTCAGCCAGGGCGTGGTCGCGGACACGAAGGCCGGCAGGCTGGGATCGTTCAGCAGGCCGTACACGTTGGTGTCGGGCTGGTTGAAGCCATAGAAGCCCACCTGGTTGCGGCTGATGTCCAGCGACTCGGTGGCAGCGCGGCGCTTTTCGTCCGCCGCCTGGTAGCCGATAGCGGCCTGGCGGGCGTCTTCCAGCTTGCCCACTTGGAAGCCCTGCTCGAAGCGCACGATGCCGCGCGATTCGATGGACTGGCGGTAGTCGGCCAGCGGGATGTTGGTCGTGTCGCCGTACAGCTCAGCCTTGGCGACCGGCTCAGCGACGCGCAGGCTGATCAGCTCGTCTTCCCAGCGACCGACCGTGGTGATGCCCGCGATCTCGTCGATGTTGCGGACCTGCGTCACGACGCGCAGCGTGCCGGGCAGCCAGGTTTGGAGCATATGCGAGAGCATCGCGCCGTTCGTGACGGCCGGGCCGGTCAGGGCCGAGTCCATCGCGCGCACGCCGACGCCCAGGTTCTCCAGGTCTTCGAAGCCGATCTTGGCATCGCTGCCCAGCTTGACGGCGCCGCGCGAGAGGGCCAGGCGGCCGCTCATGTGCATGTGCACCTTGGATTGAGTTTTTGCCATGATTTCTGGTTCCTTTCCGATCAGGCGCCGGCCGGGGTGGGCAGCACCACCAGGCCATTGAGGGCAATCACCGCCAGACGCGGGGTCTCGGCGCTGGGTTCGTGGCGGGCGATGTGCGCGCCGGGGATGACGGTTCCGGTCTCTCCGGCGGAGATGATGCCGGTGGCCGAGTCGAACGACACGGGATCGCCAATGTTGCCGTCGTTGCCCAGCTGCACGTAGACCTCGCCCATGGTCAGGAACTCGCCGACCGTGGCGTTGCGCGCGTACGCGACATCGATCGCATACGCCTTGGGGTTGATCAGGATGCCGGCGAAAGCGCCAGCGCCACCGGCCTGCACCTGTTCGAACGTGCCGCGGCCCGAAGGCTGGCCGGCAACGTACGTGAAGGCGCGGCCGAAGACGTTGTTCGCTTCGGTCGTCGAGTCGATGATCGCCGAGGCGGCACGGGTCGGGCCGTCATGGCTGATGTTGCCCGGGATGCCGGACAGAAGGTAGGTTCGTGCGGTGTTCGGGATCATTGCTTTTCGCCCCAGACTTTGGCGGCCGTGTCTTCGGCGCGCACGGTTTTGGAATCGCTGACGATCTTGTCGGCATCGGATTTGGCCGCCTGCAGGTAGCCTTGCAGCACCGCGAGCTCGGCGCCGTCCTGCGCCTTCAGGCCCAGCTTCTTGACGGCGTACTTGGCGACGTGGTCGGCCGAGACCAGCAGGGCGCTGTCGAAGGCGCCGATGAACGGCGTCACGCGCTTGACCAGGGCGTCGCGGTCGGCGATCTGCTTGATCACCGCGGCCGCGTCATTGGCCTTGATCTCGGTGCGCAGCGTGCCGATCATGCCCATGACCTGGGCGTCCGCGGCGCGCGCGGCGATCTTGTTCTTGGCGGTGCCCAGCTTGGCCAGGGCAGCATCCAGGGCCTTGTGGCTGTCGGCCGTGGGGGCTGCCTTCACTGCCTCGGCAGCAGCCTCGACCTGCTCGAGGGCAGCCGTGACTTCTTCGATCGCAGCCGTTGCCGACTCGACCGCGCTGGTCGCCTGCTCGGCGGCCGCGGCGGTTTCCTCGACGGCATCCTTCTCGGCCGGCGTCACGGCTGCCGGATCAGGCACTTCCGCGTCGGTGGCCGCTTCCTTGTTGGGGTCGTTGTCCGAGACAGCGGCAGCTTTTTCCGCCAAGATTTTCTCGATCAACGCCCGGAATGCTTGTTCCATTTCGGGGGTGATTTCCATATTGATGAACTCCGCTGAGTCGTATGTGATGGTGAGGCAGTCCTGTACAGCCACGTCCGGCCCCGTCCTGCCCTCTTTCACGGATGCCAGATGATTGAAGCGAAGGTCGCGCTGAATGGCGTGGTACTGCTTGCCATCGAACACGCCTTCGGTGAATTCGTATCGACAGCGGTAGCTGGGCGAAAGCTCTACCTTGCCGCGGTCGATCAGGTTCTGCATGAATCCGGAGTAAGCCCGGATGCTGTTGCGTATGTAGGGGTAATCGAACCGGGCGGACTCTCCCGTGGTTCCCTGCACGCCCTTCTTCTCGGGCGGCGTCCCGTCCTTGCCCAGAAACTCGTGTTCGTCGATCCAGGGGACCAGATTGGCCGAGGCAATCGTCTCGGGCTTCTCCAGCTCTTCCTGCGGCCGGTACACCATGTAGATCCGGTCCGGATCCGGTGCGCCGATCTCCCGTCCCAGGTACGGGAACACCCCGACCTTCGTGATCGGGTTGTCGCGCACCAGCAGGTAGCCGTTGACGTCAGTTTGTCGCTTGCTCATCGAGGTACT